AGCAAGGTGAAGGTCTTTTCCGTGGAGAGGCTGAATCGCTAGGCAGGCTTGTTAACCAAGAGCAGACAGCACAGCAACAGGCTGCTGACAACGTAGGTAAAGAACTTACTAAACAGAAAGCTAAGGAAAAAGCAAGAGAAAAAGCTGAATTGGAGCGCTTGAAAGCTCAGACAAAGGATAGACTAGAACGTCTTAAAAACCGACAGGCTAGTCAGCGTGATGTTATTGCAATAGCTGCTGAAGAGAAGAAGTTGAATGAACTAGAGCCTAAATTAAACCAAGCTAAACAGGAGTATACAGAGCTGAAAGGAAAAGCACTGGATAACAAAGTTAACTGGTTTAAGTCCATGGTTACTACAGGTATGTTAGGTAGTGGTTCAGGTGCTATGCTAGGGGCTGTTACAGGTGAGCCTATAATAGGAGGAGTAGGTGGACTTGCTTTAGGTATGACTACAGCAACTAAACTGGCTTCACCAACTGCACAGCGTGTAGCTGCAGGGCAAACAGCACCTCAACAGGCTGTTCAGTCTTTCTTACAAAAAGAAACTCCAACGTCTGTACAGGAGATAGCTAAGACACGACAGGAAGCGTTACAATATGCGTCACCTGTTATTGCTCGTATATTATCTCAAGAAGCATTAAACTAAAACTAAAAAGCCTACATAGACCTATTAAGTCTATGTAGGCTTTGTTTTATTCTAAGTCTTCTAATTCTATCAGCTCGTAGAAACTACCGAAGCTAAAGCGAAAGAAGGCTATATGGACTATGAAGCCTGTGAAGGTTAGGATGTCCCATTCTCCGTCACTGTTCAATCCCCATATAGGTTTGTTCTTTGTACGTTCTACTCCCATGTTAAACCCATTGAATAAACTAATTGCTATTGCCATCCCCATTCTCCTGATAAGCCATTTGAATTGTATTCCGTTACAACTGTCTCGAAGAAGTTATCGTGTGATGTGGTAGCTATCAAAGGTTCTAACCACTCCAACGGATTCTCCTTAACTCCATAGTTACCTCTTAACCCTAGCTGAATAAGCCTACGGTCTGCAACGTAGCGTATATACTGCTTAACTTCCTTCGAAGTCAAACCTTCTATATCTCCCATCTCATAAGCTAAGTCAATAACCTTGTCTTCTAACGCTACTGCCTCACGTACCATGCCGTATATCTGTGCTTTGAAGTCATCGTTAACAATACGTGGATGTTCATTACAGAACTCACGAAACAGCTTGGTCATCCCTTCGCAGTGTAAGCTTTCATCACGAATAGACCACTGAACAATCTCACCCATGCCTCGCATCTTACCAAAGCGTGTATAGTTTAACAGCATAACAAACGCTGAGAACAATGACATACCTTCGTTAATGGCTGACCGGGCTACTGCTAATGCCAAGCCTGCATAGCTGTTAGTGTCTATGTTAGCCATAAACTCTAGCTTGTCCTTCATAGCTTCAACGTCTGCAAAGGCTGAGAACTCGCTTTCAGGTAAGCCTAGTGTGTCGTTTAACAGCGCATAAGAACGTTGGTGTGTGAACTCACGATTAGCAAATGATGCTAACATACTGCGTATTTCGTTGTTCTTAAACTTCTGTAGGTAGTGTTCTATGTAGTTTGTACCGACTGCTACGTCCGATTGAGTGAACAAGCGTAGTATCTGTGTAATGTGATTCTTCTCTTGTGGTGATAGCTTTGTCTTCCACTGCATCACATCGTCTTGCAACTTAGCTTCCCATTCTCCCCAGTGAAGGTGTTCGTGTTGTACACTATACTCAACAGCCCATGGATATTTGAACGGCTTATAAACTTTACTACTCTCAACTAAACTCATATTAACCCCTGTTCTTTTAAATACACCTTCTGCGTACAGATGGTAAAGTCATACTCGATGTCAATGTTCTTTTCTAAAAAGTCTCTGTAGCGTGTAGCAGGTAGGTCTGCATAGGCTTCACAGTCTACCTGTAACACAACGTAAGAGTCTTTCGGTGTTCCTTTGTGGAATTGTATTACGTATTGGTTCATATCTTCTCTGACAACGCCCTAGTGATTGCATCAGTTATTGCATCGTCAAGATGTTCGTCTTTACCACATATAAAGGTCTGTTCAGTTGAGATACCTACCATCTTAATCTGAATGACATGACCGTTAGCTACCTTTGTTACTTTAATTGATTCTATATAATTGTATTCTTTCATAGTCCTATTAATCCCCAACCATGGTTTGCTATTGCGTTTGCGATAATGAAGAGGCAGGTAACCACCTCTAACACTATTATGGTATTTCTTACTACCCTTGGCAGCTTATGCACTCGTCGTCATCTCCTTCAAAGTCTTTCAAGGCGTTGCGTACAACCTGCTGTCCTACGTTATCCGCTGTCTTGCCTGCTGTTGTCCGTAAGTAGTACAATCCTTTCAGCCCTTCCTTGTAGGCTTTCAAGTGTACTGAGTTTACATATCCCTTGTCAGCTCCTGACGGAAAGAACAAGTTAACGCTCTGCCCTTGGCATATAAACTCTTGTCGTTTAGCTGAATGCTCAACAACCCAAGCTTGGTCTAGCTCAAAAGCCGTCTTAAACACAGCCTTGTCATGGTCTGATAAGAAGTCTAGGTGTTGTACTGAGCCATCGTTAGCTAAGATACTATCCCATGTTTCTTCATAGTCCTTGTTAAGACTGTACAGCACCTTCTCTAAATACTTATTCTTAATCGTGTGAGCACCTGCTCGTGTACGGTGTACATACATGTTACTCTTCAAAGGCTCTATAGACGCTGTACATCCACATATAATACTAGAATTAGCATTAGGAGCAATAGCGAGTAGATGAGCATTTCGAACCCCCGAGCCAACACCATCAGGACATTCACCACGTTCTTCCGCCAACTTCTCAGTTTGTGCCTGTGCCTGCGTTTTAATACGCTTAAACATCGAGTAGTTTGCCGAAGTTGCTTCCCAACTCTCCCACGCAATACCTTTAGACTGTAAGTAACCATGAAAGCCCATAGCCCCGATACCAATAGAGCGTTCACTATAGGCTGAGAAACGTGCCTTGTCCAACTCTTCTGGCGCATGTACAATAAACTCCGTTAATACATTGTCTAAGAATGTGGTTAAGTCAGCTACCATCTCACTGTCTTTCCACTCGTCAAACTTCTCAAGGTTTACACTAGACAGGCAGCAGACTGCTGTGCGTTCTTCATCAGTTGCTAAGTGTATCTCGTTACATAGGTTTGAGCCATGAATCTTCAACCCTAGTTCTTTTTGGAAGTCTGGTAAAGCCTCATTAGCTGTGTCAATGAAGTTAATGTATGGGCTACCTGTCCTGAACCGGGCTTCTAAGATACGTTGCCACACCTCCCTAGCCTCTACAGTATCTGTTACTTCCTTGGTGTGTGGGTCTTTTAATTGCCACTGAACACCGTTAACAACCGCTTCCATGAATGCGTCTGTCACGTTCACAGCGTTGAACAGGTTAAAGCATTTGCGGTTGATGTCTCCACCTGTAGGTAGCTTGAAGTTAACAAACTCTACAATGTCTGGATGGTCACAGTCTAAATAGGCTGCGTAGCTACCTTTGCGTGTCTTACCTTGCTTGTAAGCTGTCATCTGTCCGTCAGTTACTTTAAGCATTGGCATCACACCGACAGACTTCTCTGTCACACCACGTACACTAGACCAATGCCCACCTACACCACCACCCTTAACAGATAGCCACGCTGTTTCTGCATGGTGTCCTATCAAGCCTTCTAAGCTGTCTCCAACGTATGAAAGGAAACAACTGATTGGCAGTGCTTTGTGGTTGGTGTCTGGTAGTGGTGCGTTACTAAGGATTGGTGAGCTAAACATAAACCAACCTTTCGATACGTAGTCATAGATGCGCTGTGCTAGGCTTGTATCACCTGCACTGTAGGCTACTGCAGCCCTAGCATACGCTTCCTGTGGACTCTTCTCGCTGTCTAGCATGTAGAAGTCTTGTAACAATGTCAACGCCTGTGGTGTTAGCGTCGTGTCACGATTGTAATCTACGTTAATCCCATGTACTTGTTTCATCTTCTATATCTCCTGCTAAAGCATCGTATTGTTCTATTATTCTATCTTCAAAAGCTTCAACAAGCAGCTCGCTGTTAATCTCTAGGGTTTCTAACAGGGTTACTTCGTCTATGCGTTGTAGTTTGTCTTTCAACTCTTCAATAGTTAGTGTCATTAGAACACCTGTCTCATTTTCTGCAAGTAATGAATAGCCTTGTCAATGTCTGCTACACCACCTTTCTCTTGGAAGCGTGATACATACTTAATCACATTGCCTTGTAGATATCCGATGAAGGCTTCACAGCTCATCATGCTTTCCATGTACTCCCAAGGCTGTATCGGCAGGTTGTAATGGTCTGGACACTTCTCATTCGGGTACTGGCTCTCGTCGTAGTGTAAGCCGTCGTTGCCGTTCTGCCCAATAACATCCATTCGTTCTTCTAATGCGTCTTTTAAGTTTGCTTCGGCTACATACCGTTCCCATTCTTTATTCCTACCATGTTTGTCGTTGAGTTCGTCCAAGTGCTTTAGCATGTCTTCTTCGTTTGTGTATTCACCATCTTCATTCATAATTAATCCTTAACAAATACACCGTCAACCATCTTACCGGTACGGTCTTTAATATCGTTGTAAGCTACTTCAAGACACTCTTCAAGCGTTGTGTAGTTACGTTCACATAGGTTAATCATAACCACTAGCATGTCGCCTATATCATCTTTGAAGTCTGTACCTGCCATGATGTTGTCTTGTAGTTCACCTAACTCTTCAACAAGTTTAATAAACTGTGCTTTGTCTGTTGAGCCGTCTATCAAGTTACGGGCGTAGTGCCATTCTTTAACCTTGTTAATTAGTGCATTCATGATTTTAAGAACACCTCCATGGTTGGTAGCTTTTCAAGGTCTGCTTTATACTGAACAGCTATGTAGTCTGCTAGTCTGGTTGCGCTACGGTAGTGTTGCTCTGCTTTCTTTAGGTAGTGACCTTCATCTACGTCGTAGGTGTTAACGGTTGACATGTTTTTAAATGTCTCTGCTAAGGCTAACTCACTGTAATACGCTTGTATAGTTCTAATTCTTTTTTGCAAGTCTGGCATTCTTTCTTTCCTCTGCTGTCTTTTTCTTATGACATTCTTTACATAACAACTGTAAGTTATCAACTTCACAGAACAAGTTTTCTACAAAGCTAGGCAGGTCTTCATATTTTAACAGACTGCCTGCAGGTTTGATATGGTCAACTTGTACGTCCTTCCCTTTGAATGTTTGTTTACATTCTTCACAATCATATTCAAACTTAGTGCGCTTGTCACTGCCTGAATAAGGCTTTTGTCTACTCTTTAAGAACTGATGCTTTACCGGGTAACGACTCCACGCTTGTCTTAATGCTGAACGGATGAAAGAGAAGTAACGTGACTCAGTCCATGTGTTATTTGCTCTGGTCTTTTTACCTCTCATATCCAACCCTCACGTTTAGCGTAAGCCTCGAAGTCGTCGCTGTCGCTCCTGAGCATGTACAGCAAATGTCCATTCTCAATAGCCCTGTCAAGTCCTAGGTGCTCTACAATACAATCCCAACGTTCTTTGTTGTTAAGCTCTTCCAGTAGCTTTTGCGACTTCTTATCCCCTATTCCATGGACGCCTTGTATGTTGTCAATCCTATCACCTGTCAGAAACTGTTTAAAGAATCTCAAGTCTGCTTCGTCCTGTTCCATGTAGTACATGTCTTTCTTAACGAAGTTGTAATGCCAACCAACTACTTGGTCTAGGTCTTTGTCAAGTGTAACAATTACTGAAGCGTCTTTGTCTTCAAAGTTGTTGGTTAGTTCGTGTTGGCGTATTGCTAGTTTATCATCTGCTTCTATGTTGTCTGACACTACAGCGTCCCACTTGTCAACTAAATGTTTGCGGATTGCTTGGTAGTGTGTAGGCTTGGCAGTACCTTTGCGGTTGCCCTTGTAAGGTAGTGTAACTGCTTTATCATATCGAAAGTTACCTTTACCTGTAAGGTGCATCTCCCATTCAAAGACTTCTGGTAAGTCAAACAAGAATAGGTTTTCCACAAACGCATCAACCTTAGAAAGCGCATATGACTCGGTGTCATCATTACTCACCGAGCCAACTCGATAGACTAGAATGTCGCTATCGACTAGCGCAATCATTAGAGAACGTCTAGGTCATCGTCAACACCTGCTCCGACACCTTCTGGATTGTATTCAACAAGCTTAGTAACTACTAGGCGGCTAAGTTGCGGGAAACGTCCGTACTTGTTTTCGTAGTAGCTGATAGTAGCGATAGCTTCTGAACCGTTACCAACTGTACTACCATCAATCTCATTACCTGTCGAATCAAAGACTCTGATAGCCTGAACAGACTTACAAGTGATTTTACTGCCCATACCTTCTTTATCATACACTTTCATTCCCAAGCCCTTGATAGCGTCGATAGCTTTGTCTGATAACTCTGCTAGTGATACTTCATACTTAGGGTTG